CATTTAATTGATGCTTAGTATTACTCTTATTTAGGAATTCAACTTTAACACGTAATTCTGCTACTTCAGCAGTTAGTTTTAATACTAAATTACGTAAATCATCTTTTTCTCTAGCAGATGCGTCTAGCAATGCTTCTAATTTAGAAATTCTATCTTTGCAATCATGACGAATAAAATCATCATCTCTTTCACGGTGCATTGCCCTTTTTTCGTAAAAACGAAACGCTGATGTGCCTCCTAAAACCGTTATCGCTGTGATCAATACTGACCACATATTGCTATTATCCATGTTATAGTATTTAAGTAGTTATTGCTAATAAATATTAAGGCTTTATGGTAGCTTTTAAGTTATCCAAATAGTCTTGCATCCATTTGGTGATTTCTTCTTTATCTAACCCATTACCCTTCCATGTTTCGATATCTCCGGCTTCAGTGACAAACGATTCTTCGGAAGTATTCATGGCTAAATCTAACAATGCGTCTTCTATCTCTTTAATGTGATATTGTACTCCTTGTTTAAGTATATTTTGTTGGTATTCTTCAAATTTACCATCACGTTTTAGTTTGGTTTCATGTTCAAAAACACAATCCGAACAGGTATGGTGTACTGCGTACATTTGTTTATCCAAATTGCCTTTATTCATTGCCTTTTTACATTTAGGACATACTAGTGGCATTTGTAATGTTTTTTTAACTAGATCTAATTTAGTTATGGTCATTTTGATACCATTTTTAATGGTCCAATTTTTGCCATTTTCTTCCCAAACATCACCCTCTTTATATTCTACTTGTTCTTTAGTATAACCTACTTGAGTAATGGTTCTATCAGAATAATTTTTAGATACTATATTACGTAAACGTTGTACATCACGCTCTTTGAATTCTTTTTTTAAAACCGAATCATTATTCATAACTTTATTTTTGTTGTGTTTCTAATGTGATATATTTTGTTATAGGAGTATCGTATATGTCATTGTGTTGCTTACCAAAATTACGTAATAAAACACCCGCCATAGCGTTTGCTTCATTTTCAATTTCACTACCAGTATCGCCACTTTCATAGTTAATATGACCATCCTCATCCTGTTTACGATGAACTAATTCATGTGCTAATGTACGGAATATATCAGCCATATTTCTATCTTTACTATATACCCAAATTACATTCTCACTTGGTACAAAATATCCAAATGAACATTTGTCTTTAGTTTCATTTGTATCTTCAGAAAATGTGATTTGTGGTTTTTCTGTTAATTTAAGTTCATCCATACAATACTGTATGAATTTATCTACTAAATTAACTTCAAATTGTGGTTCAGGCTCTTGCTCTTCGTTAATGTTTAAATTTAATGTAGCTTGAAGTATTTCTGGATTTTGGTCTAATGCTCTGTATAATGATAATACTAGTTCACCTGCTACCAAATAGTATTTGTTTGCTTCGTAGCGTAAAACTAAAGGTGGAGGTAATGGTTCTCCTTTTTTAACAGCTAATAGATATGGTTTTATATCTATATTATGTCGTTGAGCATACAATATTACTTGTCCAATACTTTCTATGTTATATGAATTTGTATTTTCTAATATTGCCCAAATATCGTCCATTAAAACAACATTTTGAGCCGCTGTAAACGCGTATTCTAGATCATCAATGGGAACATTAAAATAAGCTGCTGCTTGGTTTATAGCGCCTAATTGGTTATTTACATATGTGTAATTATCATCATCCTCAAAATTATTAGGTGTTGATTCATTTAATTGTAAGGACTCAGCCCACCATTGTTTAGTAAATACAGTATTTTCCATAGTTCAATATCGTACGTATAAATATTGAAATTTATGCTAATTTAACAGATGTCGGTAGTAATTCGCTATATGGTTTGCTGTCTGGATTTTCTAATCTATAGATGTCGTATATTTTAGTAAAGATATCAAAATTCTTTTCAATGTCTTCTATTACTCTTAGTTGCCATCCAGCACCTTGAATTTTTTCACCTTTCTTATCTTCACCACGAGTAGATGCTTTTAACCAAATAATACCAATATCTGTAATTGGCTCGTCATGGGTTTCATTCCATGCTTTAGCGTATGCTGATAATTGTAAATCGTAGCTAGTATGTAATGAGTTAGATGTTTTAATATCTAATAACCATAATTTACCTCTTAATCTAACAATTAAATCGGCTGTGCCTGCATATTCGTGTTTATCTGAAAATAAATGGTATTCTGCTGCTACTAATTCTGGTTTTTCACGATTCCAAAATTCAGTAAACTTTAAAATCATTTTCCAAACATCTAAATTATAGTTTACAAAACCATTATCCTCAATCCATACTATTTCTTCACCGTTTAGGAATTTTTCCGCTGCGTTATGGACTTGTGTACCTTCAGCTGCTGCTTTAGATGCAATAATATCACTGTTATGTCCTACGTCCTTTAGCCAAGAATGGAAAAATTGGTTTTTAGGGAAATAGTTTAAAATACTAGATACTGAAGGGTAATATTTTTCATTTCGTCTATAGAAACGTTGGTCTAATATTGTTATTTGTTTGTTATCCTCACTATATTGAACGATACGTTTAATTTTAGGATCTTTAATTACGTTGAAATTTTTATCTATCATATGTTGTTTAATTTTTTTATTAATAAGCTTTGGAATGTAAGTGGCGGTGTTTCTTCTAATATATTAAGGAAATTTTCAAATCCTATTGTATTAGCATCCTTACCATCTAACTCTACCATATATACTTCTTTACCAAACGCCATTAATCGTTCACAATGTTTTAATGAATCCTTAATAGCATCTTTATCTAATGCAATGTATATTCGTGTAACATCAGATGATACTAATTTTTCCATTAGTTTATCGTGAATTACTTTACCGAATAATGGAATGCAATTACGTTTAATAGTTAAAAAATCAAATATACCTTCAACTAATATAATAGGAGCATTCCAGTTTATTAGTAGCTCCATACCAATTATATTTTTAGCAGATATAGGTGGATTATCGTATTTTCTAGATAATGTATCAGTATAATCACGAGCAATAAAGTAATTTAACATACCGTTATTGTCGTATGATGGTATTATAACTCGTTTTTCGTATTTACCTTCAACGCAAAATCCAATGTTGAATTTTAAGATGTCGTCCTCCGTTAAACCTCTAGATTTAATGTATTTAATCGCATGTTTAGCATTGATTTTCGTAAGTTTATCTAGCGATTCTATACTAGTTAACGAAATAAACTCTTTAGGTAAATCTATTGTTTTTTCGGCACGTATTGTTGTGTGTCCTGGTTTGATAATTAATTTTAATTCTCTTAATTTATCAGAAGGCGCTTGTGTCTTTTTAAGTAAAGATGATATTGTTTTACCTTTAGTATTATTTTCAGGTGGACATGTCCAACAATGCCATGGATTTTCACTTTTTTCATTAGTTTCTAATTGTATTTCTAATTTGCGTTTGTGATGATGGCAAAACGGACAGAAAAAAGACACATTACCTTTGCTGGTATTTTGTCCTTTGCCCAATACGGATTCTAATAATACTAATAAACCTTGATTTTCCATTAGATTGAATATACAATCTATATTTTAGAGAACAAAGTCTTTACTAAAGAACTTTCCAAGGACGTTGTCGTTATAGAATAGTTCTGGGTGTTCTAATACTTTGTAAGTGAATAGGGCTTGTGTTTCGTAGTATGTTAATAGCTTCTTGTTAGGTGCTAATTTAATTATAGTACGAGTAAACGATGCTTGTTTACCTTCCTTAATTAACTGCATTACTTCTTTATTAGAGCCATAGTAATTTAACCAATCAGATTCTTTAGTTACTATTTTAGTGGTTGGCTTACGGCCAACACCAGTTAATTCGGCTATTTCTTTTTTGCCTAATTTTACTTTTTTGTTGTGATATAATACTTTTTTACCTATATAAGATTTATTAGTATCGTTATTTTTAACAATATAAATAAATCCGAATGTATCTTTAGGAAAATCGTTGAGATTAGTGATGGGCGTAGTATTGTACGTCCAAGTAGGAAGTGTTACCATTTATAAATCGTATTTAACTACAAACGTCATATCTGTATTTGGAGACATTAGTAATGGTTTTCCAAATTTAGCTACAGCTAATAATTCATCATTGTCGTTGTATAATCCTAATGCTGTTACATAAGGTGAGAAATCAGAACTGGTAGCAAAGTTTTTTAATGTACCATCATTAATATAGAAATTTGAACCAGAAATATTAACATTAGTTATACTTCCTGTTTGTAGTGTTGGGTTATAGCTTAAATTAAATTCGCTTTCCTTTACAACGCATCTTACTTCATTTTCATAAATAGTATAATTATTCTGGAATGATACGGTAAATGGATTAGCTGGGTTATAGAAGTCAGTAGCATAGTTTTGGTTAGTTATAACAACTATACCTTGAGCATAGAATATATTTCCTGCAAATAGTGATTCACTTCCAGATTGCTCTAAGAAATAACTACTACTAACATAACTAGAGCTAACGTATCCTGATAGGTCTGTTATATTATATAGGTTACCTTTACCATCATCTACAATATAATGTATAGATGAAGATATTTTAAAACTATATGGAAGTATTTTATCTCCAAAAATACCGTTACTAACACTTAATATTCCAATTTGTTCATTAGAACCTGATGGAAATGCTTTTACGAAATCTGGGTTTGAATCGAAGATAAAATAAGATGATGTTGGTCTTTGAGATGATGCTGATTCATAATATATAGAACTAGCTAATGATCCTGTATTAAGAGAAGCAGTATATGATTGATAATATAACTGATTAGCTAATGCATAGATAGAAGATTCATATTCTCCATTTGTAGTTGTGGTTCCACTAGCTACAAACGGGGTATTAGTACCTACATAATAAGTAATATACCCATCATTTGGGGTAACACTATATGAAAAATTCCACTGCTTATTTGCAGTGTACGGTACTACAGTAACATCCGATGTGTAAAGTGGTTTGAATGAGCTCATGCATATTTTAGTAATCTAACTTAACTCTAATAAGAGCTTCTTTAGTAAAATCTTTAACTAATGGTTTACTTAATTTAGCAACAGCTAACAAATCGTTATTATCGTTGTATAATCCTACAGTTGTAACGTAGGTTTGTGGATTATTAATTAATGTTGTATATAATATATTACCATTTGCATCTATAATAGATGGATTAGTAGTATAGTTAAAATCACCATTTTTAACACGTGTAAAGAAATAACGTGAAGATACTGTTTCTGATGATTGAACTGTTAAAGGAATACTTGCTACTCCAGAAGCTGATACTGAACTGAATAGTTTTAAAGCATTATAATTAGCAGCAAATGATGATGTAATTGGAGCAGCATATGGACTAACTGAATTAGAACCACTTGCCTTTAAAATAACAACGTTAATATCAGGTAAAAACATACCATAATATGTTGTAGCAGCACTACCAGTATAAGCTGATCCATTGCTACCACTGATAATATTGTAGTATCTGTTTTCTCCAATAAAATTAGTAGTATTAGATACGTTACTATCGTCTGTTAAATATAGTTGAGCACTACCGCTTCTTAAACCTATGTTTAATGAGCCAGGTAATAATGATTCTTTATAGCGAGCTCTAGAAAAATTGATAACATATATATCATTAGCAGTTGTAGTACCACCATCAAAGCTAAAGTTAGTAGTTTCAGTACCGTACACTAAGTTTCTGTATTGTCCGTAAACAATACGACTTGGCGAAGCGCCTGTTACTTGAGAATTTAAAAGTGCAGATCCTGAACCATATAGGTTACCGTATTGAACAGTAAATTGTACTGATGCTGAAGCATTGGTTGTTGGGTTAGCATTATATACATCTAAATAATACTCAGTGTATCCACTAGCAGTAAAAAATGTTGTTAATGAACCTGTATCTCCACTGAATAGTCCTCTAACTACTGTTTCTGAACTGATTACTGAATCTTCTGGGTTATATCTTACAAATGACATATTGTATAGTTAATTTTTAAATTTAAATTTTAGTTATAGTAAGAGGAATAGTAATTCTTGCACCACTATCTCTACCAATTACTGTTAATGTTGTTGTAATTGATGTTAATGTAGTACCATATAATGTATTAACTGTTGTACCAGTAATAGAGAATGATGTACCTACTTGTGTTGCTGATAATATTGTTCCTGATGTTGTATTTAAACCAGTAATGCCAGGAGCAGTTGTTGTAATACCTGTACCTTGGAATGCTGATAATAATCTACCATCTGCTACTACCACGATATATCCATTACTTTCAAAGCTGCTTAAAGCACCTAAGTAATTTAATGTTTGTGGAGTAATGGTTAATGACGCACCTTGTTTAATAATGATACTATTGTATCCAACGTTGATAATAGGTAATTTAGCTGTACCACGAGGTAAAGTAATTAACTTATAACGCATTGTTTGTGTGTCTTCAGGGAATGCTTCAATTACTGGCATAGCTTCAATAGCTTGTCCATAATATGCTGATCCTGATGGGTGATTAGGATTATATAATGTATAATCAATTTCATCATCAGCTAATGCAAATTGTGTGATTTGAAACGAACCATCGTTACGCGCTAATAATTGGCGTCCTTTAGTGGTTAGAATAGCGTCTACTGTTACAGTAGAAGGGTTTAATATTGCCATGTTTTAGTATTTTATTACTATTATAAATATATGTTGTTTTAATTCTTGTTATAATATACCAGCTTTTCTAGCAATCTCCAAAGGATTGTATGCAGGGTTAAAATTCTTAGGAATCATTATCCCTGAATGTTCATTGTTTAACCCCACAGGTAATAATACTATAGTATCATTAGGTATTCTTCTATATATTAACCAACATTGTTTATCATATGTTGGTATAGTATTAGTAGGTATTATTCTATCTACAAATAATGAACCTGATTGTAATCCAATAAATGAACTAGATACTATCATGTAATCTGTTCTACCTGATAATCCCGGATTCCATTTAAATGCTGGGATGTTAGTTGGATCGGGAGATAATATTCCTGTTTCTGTTCCTAGTATTAGAAAATCTCCTACTTCTATTGATGAATACACATTATCAACTGAAGCTAAACTTTGTGAAGGATTAATTCTAAGTTGTGATGTATTATCAGTTAGTGTACTTCCTGTACTAGCGTTAGCAATTTCTATATCAGTAATAAGGGATCCGCTAAAAGAACCAGTTAAAAAAGGATATAACCAATTGAATGGTTGTTCTACATCTCCAGTTCCAGTACCATTTATCATAAATGTTTTAAGTTCTGTGGTAGTAGTTACTGGTTTAAAATATTCTGTTCGTGTGGCAGTAGTAGATCCTGTTAATTCTATACGTACTTTATTACTTCCACTAGTAATATATCCATAGTATTGTACATTAGTTAATGTACCATCTGATGAACCAGAAACTAAACTAGAAATAATAGTTACATAATTATTTCCTGCATCTAAACAAGTAACAGTTTTAGGAGTAGATAAAGAGCTACTATCATTGATGTAATATAAAAGTACATCTGATCCTGCATTAAATGTGTTACTTACTTCGCTAATATATCTGTTTTCTCCTAAAGTATATCTAGTACCATTTATATCTATTAATTCACTAATTCGAGCAGCACTACCTACTGCTACTTGAGAATATGAAGAAGTAATATAATTAAATACAGCAAAATAATTCGTATAAACATCAATAGCAGCTGTTAAACCATATCCCTGATTACTAGACGATACAGTATTATATTTAGCACTTGTTGTTTTTACACCATCGTATCTTGAACGTTTATATGATGTTAAAGATAAATTTGAATCTTGTAATTCAGCTGGGGTGAAAATAGATGATGTTGATTGTCTATTTATTAATTCACTATTTGGAGTGTATATGTTATTTCTAAGTCTTGATGTTACACTAGATGATACGTTATTAAATAATGGATTAGCATCTACATCATATACAACTAAATCTTGAGTTGTTACTATTACTGTACTTCCACTTAATTCACCAGTGTAAAATTCACTTAAATCATTATGAAGTTTAGTAACTAAACCCTTAGTAGTATTGATGTTTTCTACCCACGATTGAGAAGCAGGGTTAATATCTTCATATACTCCTCCACTTCCTGCTCTAGCCATTACTAATGAACCTGATTCATCAGCGAATGTATTAAATTCACCTGTATGGATGCTTTCAGTAGTAGATGTGCTAGGGTTAGCATATGTAAATTTATTACGCTCTAATACTGGAGAGTCTATAGTGATACCTGTAGATAAGCTAGTTCTAGCAGGTACAAAATCTTCTAATGTTTTGAATAATGAATTATCAAAAAACTGAATTAATCTAATGAATCCATTATAATCTAATAATGAACCTGTAAATCCAGAATATGAACCTGTGCCTTGAGAAAAATATATTTTACGTTGATTATCCAAATCAGGATAAGAACCACTATACATTTGTCTAGGATCACCAATATAATCATCTATATTCCAAGTAGGATTACTAGATGATATTGATTGTGAAATATATAAATCAATTTGTGTTTGAGGTGAGAATGAAATATCTACATAATTCAAATCTTCATCTAAAATATTAGCTGATGCTGTATTTGCTTGTTGAATGCTAATAAATGGAGATAGTAAACTGCCTGTAGCATTATTATCTACTAATCTTACTTTAGAATCATTATATCCTTTTAGTAGACCTTTTTTAGTTGATCCACCATATTCTTTAACACTTAAAATACTACCTGTAATACCAAATGTAGTGATAATAGCTTCTAAACCAGCTTTAGTACCTTTAGTTTTAACTAAGTAAGGTAAATTATGGTAAATACGTTTATATACCTCAGCTAATAGGTCTTTACGAGGAATATTATTTAAATAGCTACTAGTAGGTGAGAAATTCTCTAATGAACCACTATAAACAGCACTTCCTGAGTTATTACCAATTTCAAATTGGTTTAAATCTTCACCACCTAAACTATTGTATACATTAATACCAAATGATTTTAATACATAGTATACTAAATCTTTAGATACACCTTCTTCTAAATTGTTATTAGCTAAATTTATATCTGTAATCGATTGTAGTAAAATCCATATATTATCAAAATAATGACCAACCATATGTAAAAACAAAACATATTGGCTGTTATCCGGATTATCTACTAAATAAATGGGGATACTATTCTTTAAATTATTTGGATTTAATTCATCATATGATGATGCTAATGCTATATTATTATTATACCAAGTTATAGCAGTTGCTGAACCTGTTGAGTATAACACATAAGGTAGTGTAGCTGTTGATTTCGGCCAAGCATATGAGCTAGACTGAAAGTATAAGTATGTTTCATATCCATCAAAATTAGCAATTATATTACTAATACTAGCTGAATATGTGTTGATTTCTGTTTGTAAATTTGGAAACAATGAAGCACTAAGAGTATAATTAGTTATTAAACTGTTATAGTCTTCTATTTGTTTTGCCTTAGTATAGAAATTAGCTAAACGTTGTTCTACTGAACCAAAGAATGAGAAATTAGAATAATTAGTATAATCTACATTAATATCTATACTTTGTGAAGTAAGGGCATTTAATAATTTATTATATGATGCACTTTGAGATACTTGTAATGTTGAAACTAAATCACTATACGTTGTGTATTGAGTAGATATTGTATTAGTCTCTACTGGAATATTAAAATTAGCTCCTCTTAGCATTAATGCTGTAGGTGCTGCTAATAATACATCTAAATTAATATTGAAGATGTAGGGACTAACCTTTTCAGATACTACCCACACATATGTCTTTTCAGTAATTAATGCTGGGAGTGGTTCGTATAATTTAAATAGAATTTCATATCCAGCATCGTTTCTATTAAGAGCAACGTTAACTGCTACTACTTGTTGGTTTAATCCAAAGTTAAGTAAATAGTTAACATAATATGTAGAGCCACTTATTTCATTAAATAAAACATTAGCATCAGCTTCAATTTGTAAATTTGTAAATACTGTTGAAGAAATACTAAGCTCTGTTCTATCTGAAGATATTCTTTTAATGAAATATTGAGCTTCAGGAGATGATACTTTATTAGTAAAGAAATTGTATCTAACTGCAAATTCTCCTGAATTGTATCCTAAATTTTGTAAATCAACAATAGGATCTATTTCAATTATAGGATATGATGATCCAACAGGAGATGGTGCTTTTAATGTTCCAATATCGCCATCAGTAATATTATCTTTAGGATTTGGAGCAGCAGTATAAATAGAAGATAAGGATGAATCAATAGGTAATTTAAAATCCTTATAATTGTAATTTAAATCTAATAAGTTACCTCCAGCATCATATACGTAATACTCAATATAATCATTAGGGGATCCAAAACTTTCTTGGATTTCCTGTGATTCTATTAATAGTGCATCTTGAGTAGAATAACGTGATACTGTTTCTGTATTTAATATGTCTCCTACTATTTGTATATTATTAGCCATTTGTTGAACTTAATGTTTGGATGGTTTGTTGAGCTAAAGATATTTCTTGTCTCAATGTTGTAATTTCATCTAAAAGTACTTGAAGATTATCTGTATTTAAATCAATACCTAAATAATCTGCTTCTTTCTGTAAGATATAGTTATGAGAATTTGAATCTCCCTCTTTAGGAATTTGATAAAATAATTGCTCATATAGAGCAAAGAAATCCTCTAAAGTAAATTCAGGTGTATCGTCTCCTTGTTGGCTATTAAATAGCTGATGGAATTGAGTATCCACCACTTTAGGAAAATTAACCTTATTAAATACCGTTTTTTGTACAGGAATTTGTGACATTTTATCTTATAACTTTAAAATAATAATTTTCATCTAATACTACTACTTCTCTATTAGCTAATACTGTTTTAAGTAATAATTGATAGTAACGTTCTGGTTGTAATCCGTTCATATATACATCAAAATAACTTCCTGAAGTATCTGCACTTATTTTAGTGTATGTTGTATCATAATCTATAATAATCTCTTCAGTATCTAAGTCTTTAATAGACCAGTATGAAGTAGCAGGTAGTACTTTATTGTTCAAATATACAGAAGAAGTTTGGAAAGTCCTAGCAGGGAAGCGATCTCTTACATTTACTCTAAAACGTTGTATCGAATCTTGTTGATATTCGTTTTGGTTATTTGGAATAGATGCTACTATTTGATCTGAAGTGATTACTGATAGTGATCCTGTACTGTATATTGTATCATTCCATCTAATTTCTAAACATGGAGGATATATAGTATGGGTATTACTTGAAAAATATTTAGTTTCAAATTTAGAAGCCGAAGTAAATTCTATAGCAGAGCTATGTTTAACAATGAATCCTTGATTAGCTATCGAAGAGCTAAACCAAGCTGATACAGTATTATTTACTTTTAATTCAATATCTTTTGAAGTGGTATGAGTAAATGATTGAGTAGTCTCATATGAGCCAGTATACCATAAACCACCACCTGAATTAACACCATATGATCCTGTAGTGTTTGGAGGAAATGTTACGCCAAACCATGGACTACCACTTTCTGCGTTTCTATATCCCCAACTAGCACCATCGGTTGTAATAGGTGAATTAGATAGTCTACCAGTACCTATATCCCAACTTCCTGATAATGGATAACCATATATAGTGTAATCTAAAGGGATTTCAGTAGCAGTAGCTAAGTATAATTTTAAATATGCATCGAATGCGCTACCAGATACTTTATTAGTAATAATGTCACTAATTTCACTTTGTGGAAATTTAATTAACACACGTGATGAATCATCAGTACTGGTTGCAGTATAAAAGGTGCTAATCTCTAATATCTCATCCAAACCTGTGTTTAGTTCTGGATAGTATGAATAGAGAGTAGCACTCTTTTCTGGGAAAATTTTATATATTGCCATAAATTATATAATTACTATATATAAATATAACAACAATATGGATTTTTAAGACAATAAACTATAGTATTCTTTAAAATGTTTAATACGATCTGCTAATCCAATTGTACCACCGTTAACGCGTTTAGTAACTGCTGTTACAGTTGCGTCATCAGCACCTTTATCACATATAGACCATAATTTGTTTGAATCAAAGAAAAATGCTGCTGATGCTAATGGGTATTTAGTAGCAACTAAATCTGGGTTAGCAACGCAATCTTCACCGATGTATTTAGTGAATCCTGTATAGTTTGATTTACCTGTCAATTGGATATATCCACGTCCACGGAATTTAAAACCATCTTTAGATGCTTCATCTCCATTACCCATACGAGATGCATATACTTTAGAAGCAATTTTCTCAGGGTTACGAGCATAAGAATCAGCTGTAGCTCCAGGGAAATACTTAGGGAAAATTTTCTTCAATCCGTCTGCAGAGTAATTAACATTTTCAGATACTGCTTTAAAGCCACCTGATTCATGTCCACACTGTGCTAAGAAATGAGCTAATCTTAATGTGTTTGTAATGTTAAATTTAGCTGCTGTAACTGGAATTTGTGCAATAACAGCATCAGGAATATGTCCTTTTAGTTTGTCTAATTTGAAAGCTCCTGTAGAAACTGCTGGTGCTGCTGGTGCTGCGCCAAACATTTTAGTCCAAGTTCCTTCTCCTACAATACCATCGGCACCTAAACCATTAGCGGCTTGCCATTCTTTTACTTTAGCTTCTGTACCTGGTCCAAATGCACCATCAGCTGCTAATCCTAATTTTGCTTGGAGTTTTTTTACATCTTCTCCTGTTGATCCGTTTTTTAATAACATAGTTTGTTTGTTTTTAAGTGTTTACTAATATGCTATAACTCTACCTTGAATATCAGTTTCAGGGTATCTTAATTCAAATATACTTGGATCCAATGATGGATAAATTATATTATTGCTTGTAGCAGCTGCTATATCATATCCGTATTGAGAATATGTAGTACCTGCAGTATCTTGTTTATTTATGATTTCTAATTTTACTACGGATTGTACTCCTCTAATTTTAAGTAATTGTGAAGTTATATCTGATAGAATAATAGGTTGGTTAATTTGCCATCTATCTATATTAAAATTTGTTTTTAATGTATCAATACAATTAGATAATACTTCATTGTTATTATATCCTACAGCTGTAGTAATATCAAAATTAATCCCAATATTAATGTAAAATGCATTTTTAATATTAATAGCATCTGTTACCATTCTATATTGGTCGATGTATGTGGCTAAATTATTTTTTAATGTGGTATTAGCGTTTACTAACTTCTTATTAGTATCATATGCGAGTACATATAAATCTAGAGACAGTGGGTTTACAGCGCTTGTAGGCGTTCCTGGTGCCGAATTAAGAGTGTTAGACGCGAAATTTTGGCTTAAGTATACTTTAGCTATTGTACCGTAATCTGAAGGTAAAGATAATGCTCTAACAATATAGTCATTTTTAGTTACCGCTCTTAATTGAGATGAATATGCATATAATGCATTATTACGAACTTCTTCGATTTCATCACCACCTCTACCACCTGATGATGGAGTAGGATTATTTGATACTACACTAGCTACTACTTGATTTGCTAATGCTGTATTAACAGGTGCTCCGTTTTTAAAATAAATTCCAGTAGTACTGATTGTAGTTAAATCGTTTGAAGGAACGTTTGATGTGATTCCTCCTCCAACTAAATATCTTACTTGTAATGTACCATTAGATGGAGCTAAACCATATTCTCTAGTAAAGAAAATAGATGCTTTGTTATAGTTATTACTTAAATTAGAAATCCCCGGTACTAAACCTAATTGAATATTATCTGGTGTAGGTAAAATAGTAGTGTCTGCACTATTAGATACGCCTGCTCCAAATTCTAATTGTAATGTATTATTAGATAATACCCTAGATACAAATCTTCTAGGTACGTTTTGTAACTGAAGTAAATAAGGTACTTGATCTGTAGAATAGTTAGGGTTAGTAACTTGATTAAATCTAGATGATTGAGCTAAATAAGGTACTTCATACCATTGATTACTATCACTACCAGTTACATCTAATATTTGTATAACATTAGTATCAGTAATACTGATATTTGTAAATTTCTGTGGTGTATTAAATGTATAAGTAGCTGTTTTAATTTCTGCTGAAATAGTAGATACTGTTTTCTTTAATAAGTAAAAGTTACTATTTACAAATGTAATTTCTGCTGAACCTGTATCTGTAAAATCTATTTGTGTTGTAGTTATAAATTTAGTACCTGTAGATGTTGAAGTAACAGTAGAGTTAGCTGGGATAATTAATCCATAAGTTGCAACATCAGGAGTAGTAATACTTCCACTTGTAATAGAAGGTACTAATTGATATACATCTAATGATGTATTAGAAGCATATGATGCTTTAGGTCTATATCCTAGAGCATATGATAATGCATATAAATTTTCTTTTTCCTTAGCGTATAATAAAAAGTTTTCTTGTACTTGGGTATCTACATAGAAAGACATTACATCACCTACATAAGATGCCATTTCAATAAACATACTACCTGGAGAGGCATCACTAAAATCATTATATGAATTAGGGAAATATGTTTGAGCATAGTTAATTAAACTACTCTTAAATTCAGTAAAAGTCTTATTTACATAAGATATGTTTTTATCCGCCATTTTATTTTAATTCTATTGTAATTTGATCTGCTTTTCCCGAAAGTATCAATCTATATTTTACTACTACATTAATTGTATAATGGTCTTGATCATAGATTACATCAATAGTGTCTGCTTGAATTTGAGGAATAAATATACTAATCGCATCCGCTATTTTACTTTGGATTAGTGGTATATTTTCATCTACCATTCCTTCAAATAACATATAGCTAATATCAGCTCCAAACTCAGGATTCATTATTCGTTCACCCTTATTAGATAATAGAAGATTAATCAAATTTGATTTAATTTGATCTTGAGTACTATATGTACTTTTAAATACTTCACTACTATTAAATGGTAATGACACACCAATAGCTACATTTTTCTGTAGATCTAATGGGTCAATACGGGTTACTTCTTGTATAGGCATCTTATCCTAAGTTTTTTAGTCCTGCTTTATCCTGTGCACTCATGTTAGCTGCAGCATCCATAATAAAATCTGTGAATGGATTATCATTAGTTGGATCTACTTTTAATTCAGCTCCGCTATATGATGATACTGTTGGATTATTAAATCCAAATGCAGCTCCCATTTTTGATCTTAATTGGGCACGAACATCTAATGTTTCATGTATGTCGTTAGTGGTAAAACTAACTGTTTTTGTTTCCTGTAATGGAGATGGTTTACTAACCGCCTTGGGTGAGTCACTTAAAATAGCTAATAGCTCTTCGCGTACTGCTTCAGCTACTGCCTCTTTAATCAAACCTTTAAATGCTTTTACATTCATATATATAAATATTTAACCTTGTAAATTTTGTTGATCTATTATTATTTTTAATTGGTCTATTAGTACTGGCGGTTCTAGTGTATATGAATAGTCACTTTTAACCACCTCAACATTACTTTTATTAATGGCTACAGCATAGTGGCGCTTAACGCCTCTAATTATAGTTTTAGGATCATTATCTTCTTTAATTACTAATTTAAATCCCTTATACATACCCTCTACTGGGTTTTTAATATCAGATAATAGCGCATTTAATGATGCTAATGAATTAGAATCTATAGTTTGTAAATCTAATCGATTATCTACATCACGTAATTGAGCTTTTAAATCTTCAAATTCAGCTATAACTGGTTCTAATATACTAATAATGATTGGTAAAATAAAGCCAATTAATGCTAATGCCTCTTGTAGTCTTCTAATTAATGGAAGAGGTGGTGGGATTGCAAAATTTAATAAAGGGATAAGTAATTCTGTTATTGTTACAATTATCTGTATAGTAATCAATCTATCCTGCATTTGGATAAATGATCTTTCATTACTGTCTAAAACATTATAAGCCGAATTTCTAGATACTCTAGCCTGATCTAATTCAGCTGGCGTTTGAGCATTATCTATTATTTCATTGGTTTGATCTACTAATTCTTGAAGTTTTAAATTCTGTGATATTAGTTTAGTAATGATAATAACAGCTGAGTATGCAATTAATGGTCCTAGTGTTTTAGATATATTTTTAAGTAATGTTTTAGCTGCTTTTACTTTATCAGCTTTACTTTTCTTTTTCTTTCTTTGTATTTTACTCTTTAATCTAAATCTTTTTTTCTTTTGTTCTATTTCGGGATCTTGAGTAATACTATCAATTTGTTCTTTAGTCTTTTTATCCTGCTCATCTAATCCTTTCTTTTCAATCTCATAGCTAGTATTTTCAGCTATTACTGCTGCTTCATATTCTTGTTGTGTTAAAACAGGAGTAGCCGGTGGTTTAGGTTGGTATTGCTCGTTTAATTTTTTTAGGTTAGTTTTATGTCTAACTTCTAATTCAATTTTTTTCCTAGCAATTTCCTCAAGTTTCTGTTTAAGTTCACCTAATTTATCAACAGCTGTAGATATTATTTTTTGTTTAGCCATATCCTTAACTTGACTCCCAAATGCTTGAGGAGAAGTTACAGTAGCTAATGTGCTACCTACCTGAGGTGGAACTAAAGAGGATACGTTAGTAGGCATTATGATATATATATTTTAGTAGATGCTATATAATTTTTAGCACCTGGTTCTAATCTGTCTAATAATTTTTCAGTTTTATCAGCTAATCTATCAGCAGCGGATTTAATACTAGCAACTATCATTCCTTGAGGAGCACCTATTGTAGGTGATATTGTATTTGAAAATTCATTCAATACTGATAGTATTTCACTTAATAAATCCATTGTTTGGTATCCTAATAAAATAGGTTCACCTGGTAGATTATTTATAGTACCTTTTACGGTAGCTGGTCCTAAATATATTTTAGATGAATTTAAATGTATTCTATTATCAGCGTTTAAGTTGATAATGTTTTGAGTATTTAATTCAATATTAGTTTTAGCAAATAACATTACTTCATCCTTCTTAGAATTTAAAACTATTCTATCTCCGTTAGCTATAACTTGAGATCCATTATATGTGTTAACAGATATTGGATTAGTAAATGGATTTAAACCACTATTCTTATCAGGGATAAGATTAACAGCTTGAGTAGAAGTTAAATAAACAGAAGAAGCATCATCATTTATGCGCTCTACATATAGTAAAGCGGATGATGATGTATAAGCGTGTCCATTAGTAATTAAAAGTATTGGATCACCGTTATTACCTACACTACTCCAACCGTTGCCGTTAGGGGTATTAGGGTTACTAAAAGATCTAACGGTACTACCAAAGCGAACTGAATTGCTTTTTCTGCCAAATAATATGTAATCACCTTCATATGATAATAAATTTTTATTGTTTGCTGTTTCTGTAAATGTTTTACCTAAAGGAGCATTACTTAATGTGGTTTGAGAATTTGATTGACTATCATTCCACAAATTAATAGGACCAGCCCAATAAGTAGTAGTTTTAGTTCCCTTCTTAGTTATTTGAGACGCAGGTGCTGGAGCTGAATATAGATTAATTAATTCACCTATTAATGGGTAATATGTTACATTTGGTTGTATAGGTTTAGCGATTAGACAAGTGTTAAGGAAATTATCGGATAAATCACCGTTAATTTGTTTACTACTTTCATATCCTAAATAAAATACAGAACCTATACCACTAACACCACCTGCTTTTTCATACATAGCAGGGGTAGGTGTATTTTCCGCTGTAACAATAGCAAATACTTTGCCAACGGAGCTATTAGAAGACCCAGGTGAGGATGATGCCTTGCGAGTATCATTGCTAGTAGAATTACTTCCTCTTAAACCTTGTCTAATTACAGCCATTACGAGATTTGCTTTTGAATATTATTCGTTGTTTCCAGTAATTTAGCACCTTCATCAACAACTGCTCGTTGTTCATCCAATAATGATTGGATTTCGCTCATATCAAATAAAGACTCACCACTATTACTATTAACAGTTGCTGCACGTTGTGCTATACCTGCCATTTTAATTAGTTGGTCGTTGTTTTTTACATTAACATCAATTAAATCTTTAACTGTAGGCATAAGCATAACAGCTGAACCAGCATTATTAGATGCTAGTGGTTTTAATTGTTCAATTAACCCGTTAATTTGGGCATCAACGTCTTTATTATTTTTATGAATCTGTTTAAATAAATCAGATAGGGATGTTTTTCCGTATAATGTTATGTCGTCAAATGAGGCCATATGTGTGTTGTTTACAATAAATATAAATATTAATTAAATTTTATATGTCCATTCTTATAATATTCATTAAATAATTTATTTCGCAACGTATCTAATTTTTTCGTTACCTTAGTAATCTGAGGTGTAGATGCATCGGTTATTTCACGAATATAAATGTATAATGCTTTTTTATTGAATATTTCCAATGATTCACGTTTACGGAATAATTCCATAATGGCGTCTGCTGTTTTAGCGTCTTGGTTTTTAGGAAATAATTTATATAGATTGACGTCAACGTATTTTACATACTGATCTATAAATGATATAGGGTCAACCTTATCTTCTGCTTCCCTGAGTGTATCATAGAGAATAACTTTATCCTCTTCAATTTCTTCGATTTCAGCGTGTTCTTGTAGTTTTTTGTAATTCCCGTTATTATAGATAATAAGGTAACGTTTGGCGATAGTTCCAAAATAAGAATATGCTTTACCTTTATCTTGGTTATATAGATGTAGTTTCTCTAATAAGAATGTAACTACTTCGTGCTTAAGTTCCTCAATTGTATCCAGATCGGTATAATAGAACTTAAATGTGTGAATAATATTTTCAGCTAATTTATAAAACGAATATCTAATTCGTTCATTATAGATTTGATTACGTACCGTTTGATCAGTAGTAATTAAATACTCAACGATAGCTTCCTCAGTATCGTGAGTAAAATAAATACGGGGTTCTTTTTCCTTACGCTTACGCGGTTTACCCTGTTTAGTTAATGGAACTTTACCAAATTCATTGTCTAGGAACGCAGAAACGTCTAGATTCTCATCATACAAATATATACTCATTACGTGTTTAATTCAATTAGATCATAACGTAATAAGAAAAAATCACATCTCCAAATTTACTTCACAGTAATTTCAGATAATATAGATTGTAATTCTTTTATCTTTTGAAAAGTGGTTTGCATTTCTTCATCACCTTCAACCCAAAAACGATCATTAATTTCACCTAATGCCATATTCAGTTCTCCAGTAATAATATTAATACTATCAATGTACTGTTGTTGTTGCATTACAACGTTCTCCAGCCTATTAGACTTACGTATTAAAATGTAGCATCCTAAACCTACTAATTCAAGCAGATGGATTCCTACGACCCATAACAATGTTTCCATAACTATCCTCTAAATTGTTGTTCAAACTCGTCAGATTCTGTTCTAACTAGTTCCATAATGTTTTCTAAATGCTCTTTTAATTGTTCAACAGTGTTATCAATGTCTTCAGTTGACATGTTTCTGTTTACTTGCATTTGTAATTTTTGTCCGATGTTTTGCGCTTGAACTAAACCGTCTAGCACTTTATTTTTAAATCTCATAATATATCTTTATATATAAATATACGAATGTTTCCCACTCCCACCAATTGTTTGCTATTTATTTCAAACGTTTGCAATCGTTTCTCTCATTCCCTTAATTTTCTAAAAACCCCGTAGGCTGAAGTTACAAGAATTTCCTTACGCTTCCAAATTTAATTATAATTTCCTTCGTCTTCAATCTCAGCCCTAATCATATCATAGTCACCATCAAATATCATTTCAAATCCATCTTCTTCACTACCAGTAAACGCAGCAGGAATATAAAACACATACCTATCATAATAACCAACTATATAACCATACCATATTTCTTCTCCATCATCAGTCATTCCATGATCAATTTCATTATTTATTTCATAATCATCAAATTCAATATCAACAATATCACAATCAGGTGTTTTAACTCTAGCAGTTAAATATGAATATTGCGTTATAGGTAATACTTCCTCAACCTCAACTTCACATTGATCTTCTTTCTCCCATTCTAGTTCATCCGGATTAAAATCCAGCTCAGCCTCTTTCACCACCACGGCCTTATCCGTATATACATTCTTAAACACCTTATTCAATTTTTCCTTAATCACATCGATTTTAGGTGACTTCTT